TTTTGTCAAATTATCGGAGAAAATCAAAATGGATGGTTATATGGTGCGAATTATGATTTCCTTACTAAAGATGATTTAGATTATGGCTTTGACGACAATGGAACATTTGTAGCGTATGATGATTTTCTTATTCCAGATGAAGACGGTGGAATGCGTGAACTTGAAGATGAAGATATGCGTTTAGGTATTAGTTTTAATGAGTTTAGATTAGGAAAAGAAAACGCTAGAGTTTTATATTTAGATCCTACAGTTTTTGGAGGTTCTTACACTAATCCGGCTCTTTACATAAAACCTAAGAGGTTTGATGGCTGGTGGGGATTTGTTCAGGCATTCTTTCCAGACGAAACAGGCTGTAAGCCATCTAACAAAAACATGATTGACTTTGATGAGCTTGAAAAATTTGTTAGTGATAACTACGCTAATTTTCCAGATGATGAAAGACTATACGATGATTTTGAGTGTGTAAGGCAAGTACCATTTGATAGAATATTGCCGCGAACTGCTAAAATGTCCGTATTTGTTTTAATTCTAGCTGCTGTCAGAATTTATGTTAGCACTCATGTCATGAAAACTATTGGCACATTTTCAGCAATCAAGCCAGATTTTACTAAAAACTTTAGTTCTGCTTACTCTGGTTACATTGTAGAAACCATGGAACAAGATTTTAAAGATGCACAAGGACCATTTTGGGAAGCATTTAATACTTTTAAAGACGAAGAATTCTGGTATGGTTTTTTAGAACAATCAGTTGAAGCCTATAACTTTTTAGTTGAATCTGGAGCGTTGCCGATGCCTAAGCCCGGCGGCTACATTCAAGATGCAATTGACGAAATTAATACTTTACAAAAACGTTTTGCGTTTGCTTACCGGCCAGATTCAACTCATACATATATTAATGATGCTGGTAATGAAACAGAACAGAGGGTACCCGGACTCTGGAGATCGAAATTAACAGGGGATGCCGGCTTTTTTGAAACTCTTAGAGGCTATAGAGAGCGCAAAAATTTTGAAGGTGTTAAAGAAGTAGAAAGCTCAGCAAAGATAATTTTACAGCAAATTGTTAATTTTGAATTAGCTAAAATGAGTGAGAAACTTGTTGATAATATGTACAATGTTGGTTTTAACCCACAAATTCATAACATGGATCATTGGATATTAAAAAATAAATGTGCTGGCTCTAGTTTAGACTACGCTAGTTCTAAAGTTGTTGAAACTTCAGTTCAAGTACCCACTAGATTAAATCCTGATCCACTTGGTATTGGTGCCTCTTTTCCCGGTCCATATTTCACTAATGGTGGACAGTTCAGAGTTGCAATTAATAACGATGACGATGAGTTTAATTATGCAGAGGAATACATCGGATACTATCACATTCATATGGATGATGATGACAATGAAGTCTACATGGCAGGTTCTGTGCATAAAGAAGATGAGCCTCACGATGTAATTGTTCCAGTTGCTGATGTTGTCAAGCTTCAAACTGAAAGAATTGTTGTAACAAAAGGTAGCAGTGGGGATGATTACGAATCAATTAGTGTTGACAGAGAAATGGTAGACATAGGAGATGTTGCAAATTATGGTGCTGGTGGCTCAACTAGTGTAAGCCAGCCTTTTAAAATTGAAAAATATACATCCATTAACGGCACAAAGTATAGTAATTCAACTGCTGAGAGTCTCATGCGCGCACAATCAAATCAAGATCTTAGAATTTCAGATGTTTTTCCGGGTACCCTTAAATTAATTGAAACTCCTGAAAGTCCGGGTTCCCCATCACGAGTTGTTGGAATTGAAGGTAATATTGGCGTACGCCATGGCTTAGTTTTTTACTACAACGATAAAATTATTACTACTGTTGAAGTTGATGCATTAGATTTTAAAATAAGTCAATTTCAAACTGTGCAAGCGAACAGTAAGTTGTTACATTGCTTAGTACAAAATTTGTTAAATGATCCAAAATATAAATTATTAACAAGTTATATTTTCTCATTCAAGAAAGTAACATCTACATTAGCGATTTATAACGATTTAGCGTTTTTAGCATCTGTCGGAGAAGTTACAACTGGGAAGGGAGATTACAATAGAAGAGTAAATGCTAACAAAAGTGGCAATTCATTTTTTCCATGGAACAATCCTTTAAGTATTAAAAATCCCGATGATTGGGGAGATAACGCAAAACATGTGAATGTTAAAGCTAAACCGGGCTCTCGTGCTTATATTTCAACAGAAACAACAACAGAAACTTTTCCAATTACTGACGCTCAAAGAGAGGCTGCAGGTCTTCCTGACTTTTTCGATGATGATATAGAAGTTGACAGAGAAGTTTTTATTCCACAAGAATCATTTGTAACTGGAAATGAAGGCTGGACACACGCTAAAGATAGACCTAATTTTACACCATTTACGCTACACTGGGACGAGTGGGATAGAGTTTTACTTAGAAATTCTAAGGGAATGATTAAAAGAATGTTTAAAAAGCTTTACTACTCCTCTACCTCAAAACCGGGTGAGGGCGATGATTTTAACTCAGCTAAAATGACGTTGAAAAATCTTAAAAAGAGGCTTTTCCCAACTCCCGGTGCTGGTCTCCTGCCATGGTATAAGAGAAGAAAATTACGAGATAACCCTATGGATGCTAACGGAAATATGTGTGATGGACCAGATCTTGGTTAATAATAAAATTATTACGCACATATTTACTAAAAGATTATGTCTAGTTTAAACGTTAAATTACCAATTACCAGAAACGATGTTGATGGTTTCACAATGATCAAAGATTTAAAATCACTCTTAAATCAAAATTTAAAAATGATTATTTTAACCAATCCCGGTGAAAGAGTTATGGATCCAAACTTTGGAGTTGGAATTAATGCATATTTATTTGAAAATTTTAATAACTCGATTTACACAGATATCAGAAATAGAATTTTAGAACAAGTATCAGTATATTTACCTGTTATCACAATTGATTCAATTACTTTTGATGGAAGCAAGGAAGAACAAAATCTTTTAGGTATTTCAATTTCATATTCAATACCTAGTATTGGTGTAAAAGATTTATTAGAATTCACTATTTAATGAAGAGGGATATAAATGAGCGATAATCAAAAGAAAATAATTCCAATTAATTATACAAATCGAGACTTTACATCAATAAAGAAAGATTTATTAGATATCGCTGAAAGACTTTACCCGGATTCATTTCAAGATTTTAGTGATGCAGCTTTTTCATCACTCATGTTAGATGCAGTAGCGTATGTTGGTGATCAACTTTCATTTTACTTAGACTACAATGTTAATGAATCATTTTTAGATACATCATATCAATATAACAATATTCTTAGACATGGTAAAAGTTTAGGATTCAAATTCACCGGCCGACCTTCAACCTATGGAAAAGCAGCCATTTACATTAGATTACCCGCAACAGGAGTTGGACTTGGAATTAATAGAAATTACGCGCCGATTCTTAAAGCTGGGACACAATTTAAAAGTTCCACGGGCTTAAATTTTACATTGGTAGATAATATAGACTTTTCAGACAACAGATTGCCCGTTGTGCCCGTTGCAACTAACGCTAATGGGTCACCTACCTTCTACGGTGTTAAAGCTTACGGAACCGTTGTTTCTGGTCTTTTATTAACTGAAACAGTAAATGTTGGAAATTTTCAAAAATTCGCTAGAATTTCACTAAGTTCACAAAATGTGTCTGAAATTATTTCGGTTTTTGATAGTGACGGTAACGAATATTTTGAAGTGGATTATTTAGCACAAGATATTGTTTATCGAGAAATTTCTAACACTAATTTTAAAAATGATAATGTGCCTTCAATTATAAAGCCGCACTTAGTTACTAGAAAGTTTACAGTAGAAACAAGCAACAATAATACTATTTTACAATTTGGTAGTGGTAAAGCATCGGACACCAACATTGTAGCGGACCCTCAATCAGTTGCCATAAATGTTCACGGAAAAACATATACTACCAGTAGGTCATTTGACCCAACGAGGCTTAGTCAAAATGAGTCACTTGGTATTGTACCAGAAAATACTACGTTAACAGTCACATTAAGAGCAACTAATCCCGGTAGTTCTAACCTTTCTGTAGGTCAATTAAATCAAGCAACGAACGTATTGTTAGATTTTACTGATAGAACTGTTTTGTCTGATTCAGTTATAGACGGCATTAGAACATCAGTTGAAGTTAATAATGAGCAACCAATTACCGGTGATGTTTCAAATGCTACATCAGACGAAATTAAACAAAGAATATTTGATACTTTTCCAACTCAGAATAGAGCAGTTACACAGGCTGATTATGAAAATTTAGCATATCGCATGCATTCTAAGTTTGGCTCTGTTAAAAGAGTATCAGTGCAAAGAGATCCCGATTTC